AGACGACTCTCCAGCCGTTTACCAAGTATCGCGGTAGCCTCGGCTGCATCGCTAGTTAGGCGGTGGCACGCGGCTCCACTCGTAGTGTCTCCGTGCGCTTATGTTGCGGAACCATTTGATGAGCCATCTGACCATAACGCCTCCACGCTGTAAGACTGTGAGGGTGAGCGCCAGTCCCTTGGCGGGTCGCCCGAGAGGTGGCTCGGGTCAACCCAATGCAGTCGGTTATTGGGGTACGCAATCCACGGCCCCGATTCCAACCGGATGATGTGGTGGTCTTTGCTCTGGTCGGACACCTCCGACCACCCGCCCTGATGCCAGAACACGCTGAACAAGTACACTCCCGGTCGCCACACCCCGTCCCGCCCGCGCGCGCGGACACGGTGGCCCCGCAGGAACTCCATCTCCCTGACCTCGGCGTGGCGACTGAAGGAGTCCCACCAGCAGACGAGTTCTAAAGCCATTGGAGGGCATGGGCGGCTAACCAATGCATGGATAGGCACTCGCGCCCATTGCGCCCCAGAAGCCGTCATAACGCTGAACATGGGTACTCGTGCGGGTTCGGCCCGGAACCCAAACACCGTGCATTGGGTAAAGTCGCCCTTGCCCGTCTGGTGGTCGTACAGGAACTCGTTGCGGATGTACGCCGGTACATACGGGGTGTCTACCATGAAGGTCACAGTAGCCCCTCCTTTTGCAGTTGGGCGATGGTTCGCGCCATGCCTTCCAAATGGGCGAGGCGTACATAGTCGCGGTCGAGGTCGGTGTGCGCTCGACGGTCAATGGCATCGTGGCATGAGGAACACGCCCACGCCCCGAGGATGTCGGGCGACTTCATGCCCATGCCAGACACCCCAGTCAGGCGCACATGGGCCAGCACGACCGTCTCGCTGTTGTGGTTGCAGACGCCGGGGATACGCACCATGCAGCCGCGTCCCTTGGCTTCCTTACGGAGATTCATCAGAGCAGCCTCAAGAAACGCGGGTCAAGTACGCGAGTGTTGCCGCTCTGGTCATAATCGGCAGGGGCGGCAAGGTTCCATGCTTCGTCGTAATCGCGGAACCCATAAATTATGACCTCTCGCAGTTCTGGTTCAATTGGCTTGACGACAAACAGCACCAATCCTTTGCCAACTTGCTTGCGGCGCACGGGGGCATAATCGCCTGTCCGTAGCCTTTTGACTTCTATGTTTGTCCCGACATCGGGCGCATCCTTGTGCTTATCGTGCTGTGACGCTTTCCATACCGACCCCGACCAATAACGGTTGGCGTATTTGGCAACCGCAAGTTCTGCCACACACGCGGCTACTTGCGCCGTGCGGTCATCTTGCATCCGTTCCCGCTGATAATACATCGCATCACTTTTGCCCCAATTTTCAATGAATCGACGGATGCCGACATGGGATGCCCATTCATATTCCCACGGTTCTAGGGTAATGACGGGCCGCTCACTCATATACCGGCTCTGGGATGATGATGCCCATATTGGCGCATTCCGCAGATAACCAATCAAGGTACTCGCTGAACTGCTCTTTGTTCATGCGAGAAGATTTCAGCAACGGGCGGGTACGCGTTACGCCAAATCCTTCTAGTGTTTCAACTCCACCAAACTTGCCCAAAAAATGTTCGTGTAAATCTTCTCGCGTCCATCCACCAAGTAATTCACCGCCACCTTCTAAAATCGCGGGATAACAAACACCAAAAAGAAATGCGTTTTGTTTATTGGTGCGCGGCCTACGCCATTCGGTGACCTCGACCGCCCATGTCTTGAGCGGGTCAAGGTTCGCCACCATCCGCGCAACGGCTGTCGCCATCGCGTCGGGGCGCGTGCCTTTCGGGAAGATGCGTTTCACCGTTGCGATGCCCTGACGCGCGCGGCCATCTGCTTCCACTCGAAAGCGTATTCGACATTTTCGTAACCGTCGAACCACGGGCCGCCCTCGGTGAAATGCACACAGGTTGGGTCGGTGACTTGCGCCCGCGTGTGCCAACCTTCAAGGTAGTTGTAGGTCGGCGGCAGTTCACCGATGTCCTCGTCCCTGCACCACAGGAAGCGGTGCAGATACAGGCCCGATTCGGTGTTCACAATCTCGGGCGTAAGGTTATACACGGCGGGGTGGTCGCAGTTGAACCACATGAACGACGACCAGTTCTTGCGCGGATACCGCCGCTGCGCCATACCGTCCATTTTCGTGAGCGCGGTCGGCTCGTACCGATGCTTAACCACCCACACCGCCTTTGACGGGTCGTTGTACTCAAACAGGGGCTTGAGGCTGTGCCGCACCAAAAAGTCGCAATCCATGAACAGGGCGCGACCCCTGTAGTTGCAGAGCGCAGGGACGAGGAACCGCGAAAAACTAAACTCCGTCGCTGACATGGGGTCAGGCGCACGCCAGTAAAACCCCATCTCTCGCAGGTCATCCAGTCGCAGCGCCAACACCTCGGCATCCATGTGTTCAAGGATGGAGGCGCGTGCGACCTCATACGCGATATCCTCGCGGCTATCGTAACCGATGAAAATTTTGAGTTTCAAAACGGCAAATCCTTGTCATCGTCGAACGGGGTTTCGTCCATCACCGGGGCGCGTTTCGGTGCGGCAACCTTGGCCTCGAACCGCAGGGACATGAACGCATCGCCGGTCTTTTGGCTGCGCTTAATCCATGCGCTGATGTTGAGGTCTACATTGTCGATGACGGCAGAGCCGCGATAATCCGGGCGCTTGTCGTTGCCCTTCTTGTCGTTCTTGAACAAAACGCCGGTCATGTTGTTGTCGTATTGCTTGTTCACAGGCTTACCTTCTCCAGTTTGTTGAGATTGTCGTCAAGTTCCGCAAGAAACTTCTTTACTTCGGTTTCCAACATGGCGATGTAATCATCGTCACGCGGGACACGAACCACTAACAGTTGCAGCCGCTCGGGGAGGCGCGGGTCAAATGACACAAAGTCGCACCACGGTCTGCCGGTGCAGGCCATCTGCCATTGCATCTGCGTCACATACTTTTGGGGCGGCTTACCGTCGAGGATGAATTCCAGCATCGTGCTGGTGTTCGGACACTTGACCTCAATCAAACCTTCCTCGGCAAACCCGTCAGGGCTGGCTCCAGACATTGCCACGGTCGGGTGGTCGATAAACCCTACCTCCTCAACCAAGATGCCCGTCTTGGCGCTGTACGCGGCTCTGGCTTGCGGCTCGGTCTGGGTACCCCATTCCATCGCAGCATTACTGAACCCTTGTGCCTTCTGACCCGTCAAGCGTTCCACCACAAGGTCAGCGAGGTAGTTAGCGCGACCTGCGCCGTAACCGCTCTTAGTCTTGGCGATGACATCAGCAACACGCGATGCCGTTACCTTGCCAATGCGTGCGGCAAACCATTCGTCTGTACGCTGTTCCATCAAGCAAGCCTCAATACTTCAACGCATCGTTTGCTGCGGTTTATTGAGGTTAAAACAGAGCCTTTACCCCAGATTGCGACACAATGCGAAGCAATGCCGCTCCGCAGAGATTCACCGTCAAACATATCAAAAGGAATTTCAATCAATCCTTTAGGCTGTAAACTTGCAATGTATGGCTTGTAATGCAGGGCTACGCTTCCCATCGGATATTTCAAATTTCGGCGTTTGCGTTTTGCTGTTTCCAATTGCAAGTCACCCTGCACATATTTTGTGCCGTCAGGCAATACAATTACGAATTTGACGGCAGGCAGGGCTTGCAAAATAATAATTGCTCGGTCAAATAGAGAATTCATGTCAACTCCTTCTTGCGTGCGCTGAACGCATCCATGTGCGTTGCGCGGGTGGTAGCATCAAGTGATTTGAAAAGGGCAAGCAGCGTAGGCTGGTCAACGGCTGCTGCAATCTGCGCCAACACCTCGGGGTTAGGCTCTGCCTTTTCTGCTTCCGGCAAATCCTCACCTGCGTAGATGTAGAGGCCGAGGCCGTGCATGGCGATGGCTTTTGCAAGGCAACGCATGATGGCGGTGTTTACGGCAAACGCATCCGGGTCAACGATGGCTTTATTGCGGTTGTCCATCACCGGCAGGATGCAGGTCTTGATGTCGCCCTTTATCTCGACGCTGACCTTGACCATCGCCGTGCCGTTACGCAGAACCATAACGGGGCTGTTGTCCCATTCGTGCGCCGTCCACCTTGCACCGGGGTCAACCTTTAGCACCTCGGCCCACGCCCATGCCCACGACAGGTAAGACAGGTTGCCCTTCTTCTCAAGATGCCCGTTGACATTGATTTTCAGAAGTTCTGACATTTCGTGTTCTCCTCAATCATCTGTTTGAGTTCGCGCCGCAATTCGTTGTGGCGGTCGATGTCGGCTTGCGTCCAAGTAAGGATTACCGGCTCGGTGTGGTACCGGCGTTCCTCGCACTCGCGCTGCTGTTGCCAGTCGTCCATCAGAACGCCCTCAAGCCAAGCCACGCGAGGGCGGCGAACATGGCGAACGAAAAGAGATACAGGCCGATGGTTTTCATTCGGTCACCTTGATGAGCAGGTGTGCCAGCGATTGCTCGACGGTGGCGTATTCCTCCGCGCACAACGCTAGCCGCCAGAACATATATGCGTCATCCGTTTCGTCTGCGATGTCCTGCACCAACGCACAGTCGGCAGGGCTGCGGGTATGAACCATCCGCGCCCATGCGGCACGAAGGGTCTTGTCGGTGATGCGGCACTCAAGGCCAGCAAGTTCTTCCCAGATGTTCACAGACCCTCCTGCCACGAACGGCGGCGGTCAAGCCGGTCTTCAGCGGCCCAGTCGGCCAACGCTTCTTGGTGCTGCTCAACGGCGCGGTCGCAAAGGTCATCGTCCATCCAACTAATCGGTTCCCCGAGAACTTGGAACTCGCCGGACGGCAGTTTGATTTCAACGAGGTCGCAGCGATTTACATTGTCGCCGTGGTCGATGCACGCACCGACCATAAACCATAAACCTTCGGCAACTTCGGCCTCAAAGGTCGTGTCGTAGACAACACGCTCGGCTGTGAACTTGTAGGGCTGGCTCATTTGTCTGCTCCTGTCTGTGGATGCGTTGTGTCTGTCAACGAGGGATAGGTTAACACAGGTTACGGGTATGTCAACACCCCCCTTGCAATTATTTTCACGGGCGTTAACTTGCGCGGCATGGACATTCAGACCGCACTCGACGCAGTAGGGGGCCGCAAGGCCGAACTCGCCCGTAAACTCGGGGTGAGCAAACCTGCCGTCAGCCGGTGGGTCAAGGCAGGGAAACTGCCCGAGATGAGAGTCTGGCAATGGAAGGCTCTGGAAGCCTCGACCCCGCCGATTACAGCCGATTCCACGGCCACCCCTGCCTAACCCCTAGCCCCTGCCTAAAGCCGCCAGAATCGTTCTGGTGGGGCTTCCTGTGCGATTG